AGTTCTTTATACAAGAACTCTATATATCTTAAACTAGCGGGTCCTAATAAAACCACGTTTCGACCCAAAACGTGGAGTTTTTAATACTTTTTATCTATATTAAAAATAATTACATTCGAAAAGTATTTTAATTTGAAATAAATATAATTTTACAATAATATACAATTGTTTTTACGAAACTACAATCATTTAAGTTTCAACAATGGACTACCTCCACAGTGGGTGTTACAGGTGTTAAAAACACTTATGGCGATGTAACTCACCGAAATACGATCTAACTTCACAAAGTCAGATCTAGCAGATATTCATCATATGATTTGGGTGTTATGTCCAAACCATAACCATTCTTAAAACTACCTATTAATTGTGACCTAACTTTATTAAATACATCATCAGTATCGCCACAATGGAGAAAAATCTCTCTTAAAGCAGCATCAATAGTTTGCAGAACTTGTTCCGCAATAGTCACTTGACGTGAAGGCAAAACAAATTCTAACATCTTATAAATGCTATCTAATTCCAATACTCCAACTACTCTACCTAAAACACTATGGTGCCGAAAAGTACGTTTAAGGAACGACAATTCACCAGCGAGTAAAAACTTTTTCATAGTAGAAGTTTTTTGTGCGTTGGTAAATTTCATGCCAAAAATAAGAGAAACGATATCCGAATACGTATGATTATTAAATACGTTAATACTATCTTCCTTTACAGCCACAATAACATCATCACCATAAATCAATGGTAAATTTTTCTCAAAAAAATTATCAGTTTTATTTACCATCCTCCAAGCATACATAAGTAAAATCAGACCACGCAAGGAATTATCTTCAGCAGTAGCATATTTACCGGAAGGTTGATATCCAGGGACATGATATAAATCTGTTAATATTTCTATTACAGGATTCATATTTTCCGTTAATAATGAATCAACCACTTTCAATGCTCTATCGTTATACCCATATTTCGCTAATACGCGATAAACCACAGTAGATGCTGCAACACCCACTTCAACAGGCATAGAAGTATCGAAACCGCCATAATCTCCTTCAATGAATTTATCTGAAAACATAGTGAGCTTATTAAAAAGAGTATGTGCCTGTCGGTGCATATCCGTCCCAAGCCCAGCGCAAAACAAATCGGAAAATTCTAACATCATCGTATAGAATGGTCCCAAATACATGCGCTGCGCACACG